TGATGGTCAAAGCGGCGGGTGGCTGGGCTGCTAGTTTGTCTGCATCCGTGCGCCCCGTGGTGACATATTGGATTATGTTGCTGTGGTCGTTCATCCACATCTGGTTTGCTTGGCAGGCCCACCGCGCTGGCGCATCTCCTGAAGTCGTGTTCAAGACCATGATGACTGTGGACTTCTGTGCTCTGGTGTCCGGCACCATAAATTATTGGTTCCTTGATAGAACTCTGAAACAGCGCGGGCTATGAACTTAGAACTAGCCGCAGAACTGTGCCGTCGGTTTGAAGGCTATCGGGCTAAGCCGTACCTCTGCCCGGCTAATGTAGCCACAATTGGATATGGATCTACGTACTACGCTGATGGTCGCAAGGTAACGCTGCAAGACCCTCCGATGGATGAGCCGACCGCCAGAGCACTGTTGATGGCGGAGCTTCTTCATACTTACGCGCCGGGCGCTGTCCGTCAGTGCCCAAACCTGCTAATCCTAGCCTCCCAAGGCGACGTGCGCAAGCTCAACGCCATCGTAGATTTCTGTTACAACTTGGGCATTGGACGCTTGCAAACAAGTACGTTAAAGAGGAAAATCAACGCTGGGGACTGGGAAGGAGCAAAGGAACAACTTATGCTCTGGACTAAAGGTGGCGGCAAGGTTTTGCCGGGGCTACTAAAACGCCGCACAGCCGAGTGCGCTTTACTGGATTGACCGATGCCATTACAAAAGATTCTGTTTAAGCCGGGCGTCAACCGGGAGAATACGCGGTACACCACCGAGGGTGGCTGGTACGAGTGCGACAAAATCCGTTTCCGTCAAGGCAATCCAGAAGTGATTGGCGGTTGGCAGCGTTTTTCCACCAACACATACCTTGGTGTTTGCCGTTCCTTATGGAACTGGGTCACAACCGGAGCGCTCAATCTTATTGGCCTTGGAACTAACTTAAAGTTTTATATTGTCAAGGGCGGTGACTACTACGATGTAACGCCGCTAAGAAAAACAGTAAACCCCATGCTTGGGCCTCAGCCCCCGGGCTCTGGCGATCCTTTTGCCGGAAATGGCACAACTACTGTGACCGTGACCGATGTTGCACATGGCGGCGCTACGGATGACTTTGTGACTTTCAGCGGGGCTACCGGCACTTACGCTTCTACATTCAACGCTGAGTTCCAGATTACGGTTTTAACTGCCAATACGTACACCATCACAACCCCTATTACCATTACGGCAGGTTCCTACGGCGGCGCTGCGGTCATTGCCGAGTACCAAATCGGTGCTGGCTCAGAGATTCAGCAGCCTCTTAACGGCTGGGGTTCTGGCGGCTGGGGTGAAAGCCCATGGGGTTTTGGTTACTCTCCTCCCGGCGTTAATGCTTTGCGTATTTGGAGCCAAAATAACTTTGGCGATAGTTTGGTGTTTGGCCACCGTCAAGGCGCTATTTACTACTGGGATGCCGCACTAGGACTGAGCACTCGTGGTGTTTTGGTCAGCAGCCTGCCCGGCGCATCTGATGTGCCTATCATTCAGAACTATTTGTTTGTGTCTGACACAAGCCGCTTTACCTTTGCTTTTGGTTGCAACGACTACGGTAGTTTTACTCAAGACCCGATGCTAATTCGCTGGTCAGACCAAGAATCTTTGACACAGTGGACGCCTGCGGCCACCAATCAGGCAGGCAGTGTGCGGCTGTCTCACGGTTCTGAGATTGTGGCAGTCACGCAAACCCGTCAAGAGATTGTGGTGTTTACAGATTCCGCGCTGTACTCCTTGCAGTATCAAGGCCCCCCATACGTGTGGTCTACCCAGTTGATGGGCGACAACATCTCTATCTACAGCCAAAACGCTGCTGTGCTTGCGTCTGGCGTGGTGTACTGGATGGGCGTGGACAAGTTCTATGCGTATGATGGTCGTGTACAAACACTTAATTGCGACTTGCGTCGCTACGTCTTTGAAGACATTAACTACAGCCAGAGCTTGCAGGTATTTGCAGGTACAAACGAAGGCTTCAACGAAGTCTGGTGGTTCTATTGCAGTGCTAATAGCACGACGGTAAACCGCTATGTGATTTACAACTACCAAGAAAAAATCTGGTATTACGGCACAATGGCGCGTACAGCGTGGCTTGACTCTGGTTTGATCGACTACCCCATTGCGGCTACGTACGAGTCTACTTTGGTGAACCATGAATACGGCTTAAATAACGCGGAAACTGATACGCCGCTCCCTCTTAACGCATACATTGCCTCCTCTGAGTTTGATATTGGGGATGGCCACAACTTTGCGTTTGTATGGCGTGTGCTTCCGGATTTGACGTTTGGCAATTCCACTTTGTCGCTTACCGGAACCGAGCCCCGAGTCACAATGACCCTGCAAGGGTTGGCAAACTCGGGCTCTGGGGTTACTAGCGATGCAAGTCAGCCCGTGGTTAAGGGTAGTCAGTACGTAATTACTGTAGAATTTACTGGCCAGATTTACACCCGCTTCCGCGGCCGTCAGATGATTTTCAGAATTGAGTCAAACCAACTTAACACTACTTGGCAGCTAGGCGCTCCTCGTATTGACATTAGGCCGGATGGAAGAAGATGACGATACAAGCTGTTGTTCTTAACCCCCCAGTGCCCAACATGCCGTTGGCGCCACTGCAATACGAAACTCGGTATCAAGACCAGTTTGCAAACGTTTTGCGTCTGTACTTTAATCGGCTTCAAAACTCTCAGCAGCAGGTCATTGACCAGTTAGCTTCTACACAAGCGCAGGCTTGGTTGTCAAATAGCGGGGGTATGTTCAGTGGCTAATTATCAGAACGTTGTTCCCGTTAGGCTCGGTCAAGCGGCCATGACTACCAGCTACACGACGTTGTACACAACACCGTCGGTTACCCGCACCTACGTCAAAGACTTTGACATCATCAATACTACTGCGGCTACTGTGCGAATATATGTTCATATTGTGCCTTCTGGCAGTTTGGTAACTACGGCTAACGCACTGCTGTACTACAACGCTCTGCCTGCCTACACTACGATGCAGTGGACAGGTTCTCAGATCATGAACCCGGGTGACACGATCCAAATTAAAGCCAGCGCTACAGGCTGTACGATTACCGCTTCAGGTGGCGAAGCAACATGACGATTACGTTCTTCCCGACGTCACCGGCAGCTAGTGCGCTACTGCAGTTTCCTAATGCGTTGTTTTTTAGTACAGTCGATCAAACGTTAGCTGCGGCAAATACCGGCTATCCGATTACGTATAACGCTACTTATTTAAGCAGCTTCATAGCTTTGCAGTCTGGTAGTACGTCTAAAATTGAAGTGGCGGCGGGTGGCGTTTACAACTTCCAGCTTTCATGTCAACTTAAAAGCACCAATTCGTCAGCTAAAGACATACATATTTGGATTAACCGTAATGGGACAGTGATTAACTATTCTTCCCACTTGTACACATTATCTGGCGCGGACAATCACCTTAATGTGTGCTGGAACTTTAATATTGATTTGGCAGCTGGTGAGTACCTAGAGATGTACTGGGGCGCAACTAACAATGCAGTGACTTTAGAAACCACCGCAGCTGTTGCACCATTCCCAGCTACGGCAGCCGTTGTGATGGCAGTTAACTTTGTGTCTGCGTTGCCTGACCCACGACCAACCCCACCTTAATATTGTGTCTGCGCTATCAACATGATATTATCAAACAACCCCCATTTTGAGAGGCAAAAATGAGCCTTCACGTACTAGCCGACCACATGGCATCCAAAGGTCGCAATGGCGATTCGATGCTTGTCCACATGACCCCCGGAGAAGTCGCTGGACTTCATGCGCTTGCCCTTAAACACGGCGGTGAACTGACCATCAACCCAGATACGGGTTTACCCGAAGCTAACTTCTTGAAGAAGTTATTGCCTATGGCAGCAGGTTTCTTGCTTGGCCCTGCTGGTTTTGGTATTGCGGAGTCTGCGCTTGGTGCTGCAGCTATGGTCGGCGGTGTGACTGGTGTGGCGAGTGGGAGCTTGGAAAAAGGTTTGATGGCGGGTTTATGGGCCTGTGGCGGGCTTGTGGTGGGGGGAGGCTTG